AAAGTATGGTGTCCACCACCTTTTTTAGCAAACTCTTGTACCCACATTTCTGTAGTAAATAAAGTATAATTGGTTAAATCAAAACCCATCTCATTTAGTAAATTATTCGCCGTAGCACCAATATAATCTTGTAACTCTTTAAATTTAGGATCACCTATTAATGTTGTTGAATGAAACACATTTCCCATATCTCCTTTATCACCAAATTTTTTATTTCTTTTATTAATATCCTTTTTTAAATTTTTCTTCGCTGTTTCAATATATGGATCTGAAGCTTTGTTTAAATCTTTAACAAAACCAGGTTCATCAGCAAACCATATTGGACAAGAAAACAAGTCTTCTCTTGTTAATTGTTTGGGGAATTTTATTTTTTTTTTCATACCTCTCTTATTTAAAGGGCCACCCTAAATTCCAGATAACTAAACTATATCTAGATCCTTTTTTAACTGGGCATACTCTATGCCAAACAAAACCAGGGAATACCACCAAGGATCCTTTAGGTAATATCTCTTTACATTTAACAACATTTCTTTTTTTATCAGGGTCCATGTTTCTAAGATCAAACTCTAGCTCACCCCCTTTATAATCTTTAGAGTCTGATAAACTAACTGTTACAGATAATTTTCTTATTTTACCATGATCTAGTGCGTTTGGGTTATCTCTACAATAAGGTTTATCCCAACCATCACAATGCCAATCATAGTACTGACCTTTATTATATTTTGTAAATTGACAAGACTCAGAATAATCCCATTGAAAATTCCAACCTGCGTTTTCATTCGCTATATTAATATAAGGTTGTATTTCATTATATATCCATTTATCATTCATCCAAACAACATCTGAATTTCTCTTCTTTTTTAAATCTTTAATTTGTTCTGCATTTAATGGCCTATCCCCATATCCACCAGTCACCGCCATTTGATCTTGCAGTTGTTTTCCATAACGTACGATATCATCACAGATACGTTCTGGAATTACGGATTGGAAATACCAATAATAGTTTGTAAGGTTCATATGTCTTTATAAAATATTTATAACTTAGGTATAAATTAAAGTAAAGGATAATAAAAAGAATTGATCTAGATCAATTATGAAATTGTCAATGTTCCAGTAACTGTAAACGTTGCTAATTTATCACCACCAGGATGTGTTGAAGCTGAATTTGTGCATGGCGTTACTGCAAAAGTTCTAGCACTTGGTGCTCTTACAATAACTATACCAGATCCACCTGCTTTACCACCAGGAGTATTACATTTACCAGCACCACCTCCGCCACCACCGAGGTTAGCTGTACCGGCCGATCCCGCTGATTGTCCTGGTCCTGAAGCTCCACCAGCACCACCGCCACCTGGTCCTCCAGCTCCACCAGGACCTACACCTGTTGGAGGGCCTCCTACACACGCTCCACCACCTCCACCACCACCAGCGTAAGTTGTTGATGGTCCTAAAATACTATTTGCTGATCCACTACCTCCAGCTCCACCAGCAGAAGTAACACCACTAGTAACAACTGCTGATCCAGTGCCTCCCTTTCCACCACCACCTGATCCTGAAAATCCACCAGTTTGTGGTGCTGTTTTAGGGTTAGTTCCGCCTGGATTCCCTTGAGGGGGACTTACGGGAGGTACATTACCTGATCCTCCAGGAGTTGCTGATCCTGTTGCACCGACAGATACTGCTCCACCACCAGAACCTCCATCACCTCTACATGTTCCTCCACCAGCGCTAGTTATTGTTGAAAATACTGAATTACTACCAGCATTTGCAACAGCACCACCAGCTCCAACGGTGACACAATATGTTCCTGAATCTAAATTTAATTTTGTTCCACCTGGAAAAGAAGATCTCATACCTCCAGCTCCACCACCACCATTTGCATATCCAGTACCACCTCCTCCACCACCAGCAATTACTAAATACTCAAAATTTTGTCCTAAGTTTATACTCCCATCGGGCCATTTTCCATCTTGTATTGCTTTCATGTGAGTTTTTAAATTCCATACACCACTTGCTTGGTTTAATTCTTTTACTATGACTCTTCCTGAACCGCCACTACCACCAGGGTTAGTTTGCCAACCTCCCCCACCAGCACCACCACCAGTGTTAGCACTTCCGTTTGAACCAGCTGCACAAGCTCCACCAGCACCACCGCCACCTGGACCTCCAGAACCAGCAGAACCACTTTGGGTTCCACCTCCGCCACCACCTGCATATACTGTACATGAAAAAGGAGAAGCATTTGAACCAGCGCCACCATTACCTCCTGCTGGTTGTCCTGGTGAATCACCACCTACTGCTCCTGCTCCACCGCCACCACCACCTTTTGCATGTCCTCCTTGAGGGTGACCAGCTCCGCCAGCATTTCCTTCTGGTGGAGTATAACCTCCAGCGTTTCCAGCGGCACCTGGAGATGTAGAGTTCGCATTACCTCCACCTGAACCTCCAGCGCATGCTCCAGGTCCAGATCTTCCTGCACCTCTACCTCCGCCAGTTGAAGCAGTGCAACAATTTACAGTTGAATTACTTCCATTTGATGCAGCTGTACCTCCTGGTGTTCCACCATTTCCACCTCCTCCAACTACGACAGGAAAAGGCCCACACACAGCGATACATGAAACGGTTCTGTAGCCGCCACCACCGCCGCCACCAGCATATCCACCACCTGCTCCACCGCCGCCTGCAATAATTAAAGCTTCAACAAGTCCTGTTCCACATTGTGCTGTAATAGTTCCTGATGATGTTTTTTCAGTAGTGACACCTTTTCCAAAAGATGCCGGATTTGGTCTACCGACTATACCGCCGTTTGTTCTATTCCCAGTTCTACAAATAACATTAGTCATAGAGTACCCTTACACGGATACCCATTGAGTATTATCCGCGTCCCATCTGTAATTTGAATTATCTGAAAGTTTAGTGCCTAGCCACCTTAAATTATCTTCGTCCCAAGTAATATAATAAGCTGATTGATCACCATTAGGATAAGTAACAGGTGCTTGCCAATCGTCACTACCATCTAGTGACCATGAAGCATAAGGTTGTGGGCTTAAAAATTTATTTTTTGATGCATCATAAACCATTCCGACTCCTGCATATTGCTTTCTAAAATTATGATTATAAGAAGTTTGTTTCCATGTTCCACCTTTAAAAAAATTTACACACCATGTTTCACCATCAACATGTTCATCTGATGGTACTTCATCATTAGCCACAACAACTACTCTTTTTACAACTAAATGTGTATCAGATGTAAAACCTGTTGGATCTGTTTTTGATTCCAATTCTGCAAAATGTGCCATAGCCTATAAAACCTCCTACGCGTCGTTTAACGTTTCATAAGATACAAAATAAGTTAAATCATCTGCAGCACTAGCTGTAAAATATAACAAATCTGTTTCGTCTAAATAAATCGGGTTTTCTAAAAAACTTAAAGTTGCATCTGCTGGAACAGATATTGTATTTGCAATTTTGACAAAGTTAGAACCATTATCCACACTAACTTCGATTGTTATGTCAGCAGCACTTGAGCCATCGACATTTGCAACAAGTATTGTATTTACTTTTGCTACTGTATCAGCTGCAACATCAAGTGCGGTTGTTCTAGATGTACCATCTAATAAAGCAGTCGAATTTGCTGCATTGATTGTTGCTACGTTTACTATATTTGGTGTTGCCATATTATCTCCTTTTTAGCCGAAAACGATGGCCATTGCAATAGCTTTTCCTACTGTTGCGGCACTCGAATTTGCGTCTATATATGTTACTATTCTTGAAGCAGCTACTTTTCTGTTAGTTCCACCTGCTCCATTATCTACTATAAATAAATCAGCATCTACAATAGCTTCTCCAATGTCTGTTGCTCCATCTATATCTAATGCTGTTAAAGGAGCTGTTCCTGCACTTATACTTGCACCAGAGAGTACAGGTGTTTGTGAAAATGTCACAACACCATCTGATGCTATTGCTATAGCATCTGTATCTGAAGCTGATCCAATATAACCTGCGTCACCAATAACTAAATCGTGATTAAGTATTAATGTACCTGCATCAGACATATCAAAAGTTGCAGCAGTAACTGCCGAACCATTATCGTCACCTTTAATAATTAAATCTTTATCTTGAACTTTTGTTGTTAATATAACATCGCTTGAAGAGTTTATAATAGACAACATAGCTGTACCATCATCTTCATATGTTATTCCACTTGAAGCTGTGCCTGCGTCTAAAGTAATACCACCTGCAGATTCTATATTAATAGAATCAACTGCTGTACCATCGGATACAATGTCTAAATCTCCATCAGCATTAGAAGCTACATAAAGTCCTGTATCTCTTAATTGAATTTTACCCGCAGCAGCAATTAAAAAATCTGTACCATCAAAAGTTAAATTAGCTTCTCCTGCAAGAGCATTAGCTCCTGTAACCGTTGCGATTGTATTATCAGTTGATCCAGATAAAGATACACCACTAGATAAAGTAGCCCAATCTAAATTTCCTGAACCATCAGTTTTCAAATATTGACCATCTGAACCATCCGCTGCTGGTAATTCCCACGCAGCAGATCCTGAAGCAATAGTTAAAGCAGATCCTGAAGATGAAAGATATTCACCGCCAGCTGCATCGTATAAATATAATTTTGCTGCACCTGCTAATACAAGATCATCTGTGGACTCATCCCAAAGCATGTAAGCTCCAGAAGTTGCTCCAAAGAATTTAACATCATAACCTGTGTCATCAACACCAACTGTTACAGTGTTGTCAATTTGAACAGCACCATCAATATCAACAGCGTCTAAATTAGCTGTACCATCAACATCTATATCTCCAGCTAAATCAATTCCAGCGGCACCTGCTAAAACTAAATCATCTGCTGAAGTATCCCACAACATGTAAGCACTTGCTGTGTCTCCAAAGAATTTTACATCATATCCCTGATCATCTGCACCAACTGTTATAGTATTATCAATTTGTACAGCCCCATCAATATCGACAGCATCTAAATTAGCTGTACCATCTACATCAATATCTCCAGCAAGGTCAATTCCTGCAGCACCTGCTAAAACTAAATCATCAGTAGATTCGTCCCAAAGCATATAAGCTCCAGAAGTTGCACCAAAAAATTTTACGTCATAACCAGTGTCATTTACACCAACTGTAATAGTAGAACTAAATTGGGAAGCTCCACTTACGTCAAGAGCACCATTAAGATCAAGAGTTGTTGTAGCAATTTCTACTTCTGTGTCTGCATCAATATCTAATTGACCATCTGTGCTTGAACTAATAGATAAAGCTGAATCTCTAAAAAGAAGTTTGTTAGCTGAATTTAAAGTTAACCCTGTACCATCTGTGTGAGTTAAAGTTGTATC